AGGGCCGCCGCGTGGAGGTCGACGAGCGCCGGCACAGCCTGATTAGGCAGCTGCGCGACGAGGGCTTCGGTCGGACTGCTGCATCCGACCGGGCGTGGGCGATCGTCCGGGCCGAGTATCCGCCCCCTGGTGTCGAGCCGGCCGCCCCTTCCGCAGCGGAGCCTGCCCCACCGCCGGCCGCGCAGCCCGAAGGAGTGATCGGGCTGGGTGACATCCCAGAGGATTGGCCCGACCTTCCACCCAATGCCCCGTTACGCAGCGAAGTCGAGTGGGTGACGGCCAACCGGCTACTGGTGACCGAGGGGCACACAGTATACCTAGGGCGTGCCCTGAGCCCACCACCTAGCCATGCCGCATTGGCGTGGCTCGAGACAGCTATACTGTACCCATCCAAGTTCGCGGACATCTGTGTGCGTAGCTCGAGCCAGGATAGCACTGAGGAGCGCGAGCTTGTCAGGCGAGAGCGCCTTGCGATCGAAGAGGTGCGTGAGCTGCTGGCCGAGATGGTCCGGCCGGAAAACGGACCAGACCCCCCGCCCGGCGATGGGTCCCATCGTTAAGATATCCCATTTCCCCGGCAGACCAATTTCGGTTACGGAGGCTAGGCAGTACCATGAAGGAGCGATTCGACAAGCCGCCGCGAGACATTGCTGCTACTGGGGTGGTATTACTGCGACAGATCAAACGGTTGCTAGTTGAGGCGGAGGAGTTGTCTGAGGCCAGGGACCGATTTTTGGAGGCGGTGTCTGAGGCCAGCGGCTCCCCGGAAGATTGATGTGATCTCTGGTTGCGCGAGGCTGGGCGTTAGCGTGCCGAGAAACTGTGGGAAACTGTGACTAGATTTGGGGCGCGCTACCTGCACAAACCGTCGATTCGATGGATTCGACGGTTTTCTAGACGGTTTTGTGGAGTAGGTGTAGGTTTTGCAGGTTTGCAGGGCTCATTCTGCAAATTCTTGGTAACGGAGGATGAATCATGCGTCGGGTGGAGATCGTGGCGGGTGAGCGGTACGGGGAGTTGGAGGTATTGGGGGAGGCGGTAACGAGTGGTAGGCGCCGGGTGAGTTGTCGATGTGATTGTGGTCGGAGGGTGGTGGCGAGGTTGGACAACTTACGAGGCGGGAAGACGGAGAGTTGTGGTGGGTGTGGATTGGAGTACGGTGGAGAGCGGAGGACGGTATCTGGTTGGGCCCGGTGGTCGGGGATCAAGGAGAGCACATTGAGGGCGCGGTTACGGGTGATGGGTTTGGGAGAGGCGTTAGGCAGTGGGAGCGATTGATAGCGTTCGCGAACGTTCGCGAACGTTCGCGGGGAAACCGAGGGAAACTGATGACAATTTTTTGGCTAAGCGTACGTGGGGTTGCCTACGTGGTGTCCAGAGTTGGTTGGTTTGCGTATATGCTCGGCAACCGACTCATGAGCGTTGCGTGGCGCAACCTACCAAACGAGACGAAGAACTGGCTGAATCATCGCCATCAAGTAAGGTCTGGTAAAGCAGACCGGGCTTCCCCACAAGTCCCCACCTTTTCGCCCACGTCGCGGAGGGACTGATGGGGACCCTGTATTACGACTACGAGGCAGCAGACGGCCGATATTTGGTTCCGCGGGATCCGGTGGAGAATGTTCGGTGGCGAATTCGGTGTCGGGAGCGATGTTTGGAGGACGAGCGATTTCGGGATGCTTTCCGGCAGGCGTGTCTGGACGACCCACTTTTCTTTTGTGCGGCGCTGCTTTGGGTTCACGAGCCGCGATCTAGGGTGAAGCGGAAGCCTCTTTGTCTGTGGCCGCACCAGATTCCGGTAATTCTGGCGATGTCAGAGACAATTACGGAGGGGATGCAGAACGAGGAGCCGGTATCTTTGCTGGTGAAGAAGAGCCGGGCGCAGGGTGGGACCTACATTTACTTGGCAGTGACGATACAGAGGGCGTTGAGTGAGCCGGGTTTCACGGTGGGTCTGGTAACGAGGAACGAGCCTTTGGTCGATTCCAGGATTGACGACAATGCGGTGATGTTCAAGGTGGCGTGGATGCTGGATCATCTCCCGGCGTGGATATTACCGGAGGGTTACGAGCGGAGCATGACGGACCACGTGATTCGACTCCCGAATGGGTCAGCGTGGTCGGGTTATGCGGCGACGGGAGATGTCGCGCGTGGAGGGAGGACGAGCATTTTCTGTTTTGACGAGCCTGGGAGCGAGGAATTCATTGCAGGGAACCGCGATTACAAGGTACTCTCGTCTGTGGCGCATGTGGCGAACGTGGTGTTTCTGGTCTCGACGTTTGGTGTTGATTCTGGGGTATTTTACGAGGCGGCGACGGACCCCGACAACGAGCGAGTTTACACACTTGACTGGAAGGACAACCCTTTTCACTCGAAGAATGCCTACATTGTCCGGGACGGCGTGGCGCAGGCTTTGCGACCTGAAGAGCAGGGAGCTGTTGAGGAGTATGTTTCAACTCACCAGCGAGAGTTGAAGTCGATTGCACGTCGCGGGCACAAGATAGAGGGGAAGATACAGTCTCCGTGGTACAATGCGCATCGACTTCAGCCTGGAGCGACTCCGCGTTACATAGCGCGAGAGCTTGACATGGATCCGAAGGGGGCAGTTGGGAAGTGTTTTCCACCTGATCTTCTGGATCGGATAAAGCATGAGCATTGCCAACCGCCGGTATGGCAGGGTCAGCCGGTATTCGACTCGGAGACGATGCAGCTCACCGGTTTGATACCCAGGGACGACGGACCGCTGTTGTTATGGTTCAGGCCTGGGATCGACAACATGCCTCCGTTGGGACCGTTCACAGCTGGGTGCGACATAGCGATGGGTGGGGACGGGGCCTATTCCAGCAATTCCGTGTTTTCGGCGTTGGACGATCGGACCGGTGAGCAGGTGGTTGAATATACTGTCAAGGGAGTGGACGCGATCAAGTTCGCAAGAGTCGCTGTTGGGCTGGCGAAATGGCTCAGGAATGCCCTATTTGCCTGGGAGGATTCGGGGATGTCTGGTGGTTTCGCCAAGGAGGTGATGGAGCGGATGTACTATGGAAACGTGTATTTCCGTGATGTGACGCAACTTGGCTCCCAAAAGAAGAGCCGCAAACCAGGCTGGCCCTGTCGAGATGATGACAAGGCGGAGATGTTCGAGAAGATGACTTTGGCCATGCAGGTTGGTGATTATATTCCGCGCAGCGAGTCGATGATCATTGAATGCGGGGAATATGAGTGGGACAACGGGAAGATAATCCATGCCCCGACGAAGAATCGAGGGGCGATGGACAAGAATCACGGCGACAGGTGCATTGCCTCAGCGGGCTGCTGGATGGTATTTGACGGGGAGAACGCTGGTGGTAAGATGGATAGTGGCGACGAGACTGGTCAAATACCAGAATATGGGAGCTTTCTATGGAGGGAGCGCCAAGAGCGGAAGCGAGCAAGGAGCGGAAGTCCAGAATTCGGAATACGCGATCTCGTGAGTGAATTGTGATGACAACAGAGTTAGTTCACGTGCCGGTAGACGAGAAGATTGTCCGAGCGATTGAAAACGCAGTGGCGATGATCCGACCGAATTGCAAGGCGGACGATGCATTGAAGTTCTCGCAGGCAGCATTAAATCTCGCGCATACACTAGCAGTGAAGGGATCAACGAGAACGGGTGGTCGCACGTCCGCGGCCAAAAATACGGCATAGGCGGCTAGCTACCGTTGAGATGCCGATACATCGCAGCCTTATCGGAGGCCGCAACGTGCGGACCCCCTTCTTTAAGCAGGCTGCGTATGATTGATCTCCACAATGATGAGAAACGCGGACGGCTGTTGAAGGCTATCAAGTCGTCTCGCGATGCGCTTGAGTCTTACCGCCGGGTCCGGCTGGCCAACATCAAGCAGTATTGTGGGTCCTGGTACCACGAGGAGATTGCTGACGACAAGATCCTCGTGAATCTGCTGAATCAGGCTGCGCGTATCTACACCGTGGCGCTCGCCGCGAACAACCCGCAAGTTCTTGTCTCAACTCCAATAGCCGAGAGCCTGCCATTTTCCAGGCGGTTTGAAGTCAACGTCAACAAGTTGATCTCGGACATGAACTTGGACAAGACCTTTCGCGCGATTGTCCTAGACGCATTCTTCTGTATTGGGTGTGGCGTGGTGATGATGCGCGATACGGATACCCGCTTTCATGGGATCCTGGAATCAGAAGAGGATGTGTGGCTCGACCCTGGAGAACCGTGGTTGAATCGGGTATCACTTGATGACTTGATTCTCGACATGCCGGCAAGAGAGCGCACCAAGATGCGATACTGCGGGCATAGGTATCGGGCGGACTACAAAAAGGTGATGGATGAGCCGGGTTACTCCAAGAAGGTCAAGGACAAACTCAAGCCAACGAGTCGGGAATCGCAGGATACCACGGCGGCGTCGAGGGAGATTGGCACCGATCCTTCGCAAGACGACGACCTGAAGGACATGATTTGGCTTCAGGATGTTTGGATCGCTGAGAACAACTCGGTAGTGACACTCCCGTGTGAGCAGGACACGCCGCCTTTAATTGAGCGCGAGTGGAGTGGTTCGCAAGCAGGCCCTTACAAGTTCCTTTCGTTGGGAGATGTGCCGGACCGCATCATACCTGCTGCGCCGGCCATGAACCTTCTCGGCCAGCACCACTTCATCAACCGCCTGTATCGCCGAATGGAAGCGGATTCCGATGCGCATCGCGTTGTCAATGTCTATCCTCCTGGAATGGAGGAGGACGCCGAGCGGCTTCGGACCTCCGAGCGCAACGGCTGGTACAGGGGGAAGAGCCCGGAGCAGATCAAGCAGTTTGAGACGGGTGGGGTCGATCAGCGGGACCTTGCGCTGGCGACCTATTTGATAGACATCTTTGACCGAATGGGCGGCAACCTTCAGTCCATGGGTGGCCTTGGCGCCCAGGCGGCGACGTTAGGTCAGGAAGAGATGATCCAGGGTGAGGTGTCTCGCAACGTTGCTGACATGCGGATGGCGGTAGTGTCTTTTGCGTCGGACTGTATCTTGGACCTGGGAAGGTTGATGTGGGAGGATCAGACTCTTGAGATTAAGACGTCAATGCCTGTTGGAAACAGTGGTATTGAAGTGCGATCGGACTGGACGCCAGATTACCGGACCGGCGAGTTTGAAGACTACGAATTTCGCGTCGAGCCGTATTCGATGGTCTTCAAAACGCCCGAACAAAAACTGCAAGAGCTATTCCAGGTTCTGCAACAACTTGCACCACTTTGGCCGATGTTCCAGGCGGCTGGGGCGACATTGGACGCAGAAGCAATTGTCGATGAGATCGCCAGATTGAAAAACCGGCCGGAATTCAAGCGTTTCATCACGTTTGCCAGCCCAGCGGATATGTTGGGTGGAGACCAAAACACAGTGAGACAATCGCCAGTGACGTCGCGTGAGACGGTGCGAAAGAACATCCCAACTGGAGGAACGGCCGAGGCCAGGACCAGCGCGATGGTGCAGTCA